AGCCGCTCATGCTGCTTATAACGGAAGTGGTACTCAGGGTCTCGCCGTTACTAACAAGATTCAGGATCAGGAAGGCGACGTAATGTCGGTCTTCTGGAACAAGAATGACACCACTCGCCAGCTACTTCACGGCGCTGCCTTTATTGATATTCCCACGAGTGGTAACGGCGGTACCACTTCATTCGGAGGTAATCAAATCTTCACAATAAATAACGACATTGATGCTATTGGCGAGATGTACTTACATGTCTCGGTACCTGGGACTTTTTACCTAAAGGGTTCTTTAGCAGCTATCATTAAACGCATTGAATTTCACGTAGGTACTCAGATTTGGCATACTTTAGAGAAAGAGGACATCCAGGCCCTAAATATGTCTGAGATGCCCGAGGGTGTCTTCGGTGCTTATCACCGCTCCACTTATGGAAGCTACTACGTGGATGGATCCAAGAATAAGAATGCCTGGGGTGAAAAAGTGCAGACAACAAATGGCGCAGTTGGTGTAATCAGAATTCCAACTATTTCTCGCCAGGTCGGTCCAACTATGTCGAAGTTTACTAATGTAGTAGAGAACGCTTATCTAGTTGCCGCCGCCCCTCATCAGACTGTTAAGGTCAAGGTATACCTTGAGAACTCGGACACCGTCAAGCAACAGGTTTTCGCGAGCCTTGCCGATGGCACTAATGTTACGACTGTCCCTACACCAGAGTTAAAACTTTTCGGTAAACATATTATTATGTGTAACGAAGAGCGCGAACAAATGAAGGCGATGCCGCTAGGTCTTCCAAAGCGGATTAAGATGTCGCAGAATGTTACTCATGTACTCGGATCCCACCCATCCGGTACATTTACTGTCGATCTCGATCATTTTTCTCTTTACGCGTCCCACTTACTTATAACTGTTATTGGCGGCAAATCGCCAACTACTGGATTGACAACTTCTAAGAGTGTAACATTAGATGAAGTTGAACTTAAGTTGAATTCGTCTTCGTATTCTGGAACTCTAAAGGGTTCTCTTTTAACCGCGTCCGCTGCTGATATGTTAGGTTTGTATCAGAATACCCAGGCATACTACTCGGGCAGCGCAGAGAATCCAACGGGCATATACAGAACTTATGCATTTCCATTAGCCTCCCAGGCATTCTCGGGTTCGTCTGTTCCACTCAACCGTTTCGACAATATTCGTCTAGCCGTGACTTTATCTTCAAACCTAGACACTGCCGCCGCGGAGGATAATAAATTAGCAGCGACACGTATTGTAGTAACCTGTGTTGGTGAGACCACTGCTCTTTACAAGGGCGGCGCCGCCTCGCTTGCTATGTACTAATTAAATTAACGCGTAAATTAAATAATAAAAATGTGTGTAATTGTATAAAGAACTAATTTTAATTTTATTACGTATTAAATTTAAAATTATTTTCTTTTATATATTTAAATAAATACAATATGTCTGGAGCTGTAGCCGCTCATGCTGCTTATAACGGAAGTGGTACTCAGGGTCTCGCCGTTACTAACAAGATTCAGGATCAGGAAGGCGACGTAATGTCGGTCTTCTGGAACAAGAATGACACCACTCGTCAGCTACTTCACGGTTCGACTATTCTAGAGGTTCCAGCCAGTGGTGGTTCGGGTAACGTATCTAACTGGAATAGCACCCAGATTTTCGACATTAATAACGATATTGATTGTCTCGGAGATATGTATCTTGAACTTTCTCTCGATGGTTCTGATATCACACCTGGTGCCGATAATTTTTACTTCGAAACTCAAACAATCGCTACTTTCATTCAGCGCGTCGAATTTCAGGTAGGTACTCAGATTTGGCAAACTCTCGAAAATCAGGACATCATGGGTCTTGCTGCAACTGAAATGTCCGAGGGTGTATACCGCGAATTTAGCAATCAGATTTCTGGCAGATTTTTAATGGACGGTACTGCTCTTACCAGTCCTTACAATGCCACTCAAGAATTGTTTACGGACACCCCGGGTGGCGCGTCTCATCACCTGAGTCGGGCTGCTTACATTCCACTCAAGATGTTCACAAAGAGTATCGCCCCAGAACTTCAGCACTATAGCGAGAAGGTCGAGGGCGGCTACCTAATGGCTGCTGCTCCAAATCAGCAGGTTAAGATTAAGGTTTTCATTGGTGCTCAACCCGCTTACAATGGACCCGTCGACGCAACAAATCTTCTAAGAGATCCTAAATTAAAACTCAATGTACGTCTCTATGCTAAGAATATTGTTATGTGCAATGAGGAGCGCGAACAGATGAAGGCGATGCCAATGGGTATTCCAAAGCGCATCAAGACTACACAGAATGCCTCGGCGAATGTCTCGGACAAACTCGGCGTTCAAGTTATAGACATCGATCACTTTTCGCTTTATGCTTCGCATCTATTAATTACTTTTCCCAAGGTATTGTACAGTCAAATCACCGGTATCGAACTTCTTCTTAACTCGAGCTCTTTCTCGGGCGAGCTTCCAACATCCCTTCTCGAAATTATTTCGTCTTCAATGAATCTATACAACAATAACTACATCGCAAACGGTGAAGACATCGATAAGTACGATACTGTTGTATTTCCTCTTGCTTCCCGGGCTTACTCGGGCTCGGCTGTTCCACTCAACCGTTTCGACAATATTCGTCTAAAGATTCGTCTTGCCTCCGCGAATCAGGAAGGCCAGTTTAATATAACGTGTGTTGGTGAGACCACTGCTCTTTACAAGGGCGGCGCCGCCTCGCTTGCTATGTACTAATTAAATTGATGTGTAAATTAAATAAATATTATGTGTAATTGTATAAAGAACTAATTTTAATTTTATTACGTATTAAATTTAAAATTATTTTCTTTTATATATTTAAATAAATACAATATGTCTGGAGCTGTAGCCGCTCATGCTGCTTATAACGGA